CATTTGAAATTTCGCTAAACAATTGCTCATCTGCATTATACAAAGAAGCATCAGCTTGTTTCAATGACATATTGAATTTATCAGAATACGCAGTCCAAGATGGAGTTAGTACTGCTGAATCTTGTTTCACACCAGTATGGTTGTGAGTTCTACCACCTGTTCCAAGAGAACGTTTTGCTCTTGCGATGAAGTTTGTTTCTACCGTTCTATCTTCTCTTGTACGAAGTTCATCGTAGTTAGGGAACATAATTGGAGAATTAGCTTTAAGAGCTAAATAAGTAGCTGGGTATCTGAATCTTAATTCAGAAGATTGGAATGCTCCAAGCAATTTTGCTTGAGCCTTGATAAGCGAGGCGGTGGTCTTGTTGGCCATTTTGTAAGTTTTTTATATTAATAAAGTTGTTTTTTTTGTTTTGAACTTTACCGTTCTATTCTTACCAGCTATTCCGCCAATATTTTACAAAGTTACAAAAAAAATTTTATAAATAAATATAATCAGTATTGTTTTTTGTTTGCCCTGTTAATTTTGCATTTAATGTAGTCCTATTCATTCCTAATATTATAGCTAATTGAGTAACCGAATCATATATTTCATTAGTTTTAGTATTTATTACTTTTTTTGATGTTGCTATTCTAGCATTTAATAAACATTTATCGCTTGGTTTTTTTCCTTTTTGAGCTAAACTTATTTTTAATTTAGTTTCATTTGATGCTTTTCTTCCTATATTTAAAGTGCTTAATCTTTTTAATTCTTGTTCAGAAATAACTCTTTTCTTCATTTTATCAACGCACTCTACACTTCGTACTTTTCCTTTATTAGATTTAGATATTTTATCTCTTGTTTCTTTAGAAACTTCACGACCAATATTAGCCGTGCTAATTTTTAATTTAGTTTCATCTGATAGTTTTTTATCTCTCATTTTTTGACGAGTAGATTCAGGCAATTTTCTTCCTTTTAATTTATCTATTGTTTCTTGTCTTGCTTTACCAGTTTTAGTCGAGGTATTTGTTAGCATACAATTAAGACCGTTCTTTCCTATACAATCAAATAATTCTTGATAATGTCTTTCTTTTTCATTTAATTCTTGTTTTTCGCATTCACAAACTATTTCAAATAAATGACTTCCCCAACCATATTTTAATATAGAGTTAAGTATTATTGGTTGAGTAATGCACTTTGCATTTTTATACTTATTAATTCTTGATAATATATCTACACTTTGACCTATGTAAATTTTACCGCTTGGACTTGTAATCTTATAAATTCCTACCATAATTAAAAAACCCAACTAAAAGTGATGCAAGGCACTAATAATTGGGAATTTTGTTTAAATTGTTATATCGCTTGCATTCGATGATGCAAATATACGAAATATTTATTTAACGAATTAATTAATTCGTAACTTATTTCTTCTTAGCTTTCATTTTAGCTTTACGAGCTACGCTAAGAGCAATTGCAACTGATTGCTTTTGACTTTTTCCACGTTTCATTTCGGTTCTAATATTAGAACTCACGCTTTTACGACTATAACCTTTTTTTAGTGGCACTTTTTCTTAATTTATTAAAGTAAACTTCATTTTGATACTTTGTATATTCCTTTTTTAAATCGCAAGACGCTTCTTTACGAACTTCATCTATTTTTGATTTACTTATGAATATAGAAAAGAACCATTCTACTAATCTACTCATATTTTCAACGTTCCGTTAGAAATACGTTTAGCCATCTCTGAATTTTGTTTAGAAGCATCCCAACTATTTCTTTCAGACTCTTTCATAAACGCTTCAAAACTTCCAGCTTTACCTTCTCCAGTATCATCTCCTTTACCAGCTCCACCTTCAACTTTAGCTAAATATGGTGTTGAGAATGTAGTTACCCAATCCTTTACAGTTATTGGAGAATAGTTAGCATCTTTTAAAATGTTGCCATTTGAATCCTTTACTACTACATTGCCATCTTCTTTTTCAAAAGAGAATCCTTTTTCTTTTGCTTCAGTAAAAATTGTAGATTTAGACACCAATACATTGTCAGGAATATGTTTCGTAAACTCGTTTTTAATTTCACTTAACAGATTTGTTTTTTCTATTTGTGTTTTGAATGAATTAAACTCTGCATCTTTTTCGTTTAACTTAGAAACTAATCCATCAAACTCTGACTTTAATGTTTTAAACTTTTCATCAGGCTCGATTTTATTTTCTGATTCAGTTTTTGCTTTAATAGCATTCACTAAATTATCCATTGTCTTGCCTTGAAAATCTAATCCAAGATTGTTTCTCTGCTCTTTTACCGCTATTTCAATAGCCATAGTAGCTGAATCTTTCTTGATATTTGCAATTCGCTCCTCATAAGCGGTTTTACTCAAGAATACTTTTTCTGATAAATCTACTGAAAACGCTTCTTCACTATTTATCATTTCAATTAATCTACCACTTTCAATTCCTAGTGTGGTTTCGATTTCTGCGATGTTGTCTAACGCCATAAATTATTTTTTAAGTTTATCAATTTCTTCAGTAAGTTTATTCACTCCCCAAATAGGCTTGCATTTTTCTCCTGATAACAATTCGTATTCTTTAATTAATTCATCTTTACTCGGTACTTCTTCCTGTACTTCTAAAAAGTCTTTCCCTTCTAAATGTAATTTAGTAAGTTTTTCATCTTTCTCATACCATAATCCATTAATCTTGCAATTGTCATTGGTTGTGTCTGCAAAAGTAATGTGTACTAAATGTGGAGGTCTTTCTACTGATAGTTTGTAGTTGGAATTAAATCCATTTCCCTCTCTGCCTAATTTGTGTAATACGTAAACTGCAACTTGACTCATATAATTTTTATTTAGTTATTGGTGCAACTGGCGGTGCTACAACCTTTTTATTTAATTCAAACCAGCTATTAAATTCAGCAGTCAATACTTCTTCTGACTTGCTATAATCTGTAACTGTCTGCCACCATTTTTGATATAATACTTTTCTTTGTGCTTCTTCGTTTCCAAAGATATTTAAAACTGTTTGTAAAGGTAAGTGTAAATATGGTTCGATTCGCATTTTTATGAGATTAATTTGCAAATCAATTGGATTATTTCTATATTTTGCCGATAAATACTCACTAAACAGCTTATCCAGCACCACACTATTTTCTTCAGCCTTAACAGACATCTCGTATCTTTCCAATAATGTGTCATAACCTTCAACGATATATCTACGACCTAAATTGATTGTTATTCTACTTTCGCTTCTGCTTTTTCCTAAATCATAAAAGTTTAATATCCATTCACAGAACTTCCACTCAACATATTCTATAAAGTCAGCATACTTGTTAAGTTGGTTTTCTAATGGTTGTTTGTTGTAGATTATTTCGGTAGCAGTTTTCTCTACATTGCTTACATTTTGAATACCATAACTTGTTCCCCAATGTGTTTTATACATCTTCTCCTCAAGTATGTTCAATTCTTCTGAGTATTGCTTCCACACATCTAAATCAGGTGATATAAATCCTGCAATGTTTGGTGCGATAACTGGAGTATCTCTGTCATCAGGAATAGGTAACTCAACTACACCTGTTACATCACTCTTACCCATCATCTTTCCGTGACCATCACAAGTAGTACAAGTTTCTTCCTCTACTTTACCAGTTCCTCCACAGTCACCACAATACTGAACGTACTTCCAAAAGATTGGATTGGCTTTATAAATTTTATATAATGTTAAGAATGATTGGTCTCTCGCATATTCTTTGGAGATGTCTATAATGTTATCAATGGCTGATAATCTCTCCTCCTCTGCTGGAATTTGAATGTTAGAACATATAAGTGCAGGTACTTGGCCAAATGGATGCTCAAATGTTAGTTCAGGTATAATGTTAAATTGACTGCCAACTTGCTCAAATGTTCTATCTGTCAAATCGTCAACTACTCTCCAAAACTGTCTGTTGTCTAATCTCTTTGGTTCAAAGATAACATACTCGACCATCTGTCCTCTTGACTCGTAATAACGAATACTGTCAATCGCTTTATAAGTTGGGTAAATATCTACTTCGGGTTCAGTAGTGTATTCTAAGAACATTAATCCATTTGGGTCTGTGTTCATTAATTTAATCGCGTAATCTTGCACCCATTCCGTTAAAGACTTCCCATCTCTAACACTTGCAATTTTATTTAAGAACTCCGCTTTAATCGTAGGGTTTAAAATGTCGTAGTCTTTGATTCCTCCAGTTGCGTAATAAATATTATCGATAGGCTGAAATATTCTTCCGAATAAGTCTTTGATGCTTCTTGAGTATTTTCTCCTTGCTTCTGCCTTTACATTACTCTCAATTCCTTCTATGTTTTCTATAAGCTCCTCTATGAAGTCATCTCCATTTACTAACGCTTTTAGTTCATCAGAACATTCACGCATTTCGACAAATTCTTCATTGATTTTAAGATTACTCTTAATAGCCGATATGGCTTCTTCGTTGTTTTTAAATATCATAGTTATTTATTTACCAAATTATTCGTAATCTCGGTTTTCTTTATAAAAGCTCTATTTCTTTGGTTGCATATATTTGAACAGTATATAGCTCTTGTTGGAAATGGAGTTTCAAAATCTTTTTTGCAAAATGCACAATTTTTAATATGTAATGCTTTATTCTTCCAACTATTTTTTGCGTTTATAGAGTGCCATAATTTTCCTTCTTCCGAACTATGCCATTCTCTTGCTTTAAGGTCTGAATCTCTTAGTTTTTTTATTGCGTTTGCTCTATATTCAGGATTCTGCATTCTTTGTGTTTGATGTTCTGACCTGTGAATACTTCTTTCAATTTTACTAAGATTATTAATATCATTGTTAAAACAATTTCCATCAATGTGATGTATGTCAAAACCAATTTCTATTTCTCCATATTCTTGAGAATATATATATCTATGTAATGCAATTTTTTTTCTTTTCTTTTCTATTTGCACATCTGCATAATAATACTTAGGATTCGTTTTTGAAGCTCTAAATGTTTTTCCATCATACTGAATAGTTTTTTTAATTTCCATAATATCATATCTTTAATTAATAAAGAACAAAGATAATCATTTATCATCAAACTATCAGCATTAATTCGTATTTTTTTATTTTAATTACCAAATGATTCTTAGTCTTGGTTTACCCTTTAATTCGGGTAAAAACCTGAGCATCAGAGCGTCGGAAAAATCAGGCGAACGACCTATTCTTTTCTTTATCTCCTCTTTTTTCTCTAATGATATTTTACCATCATCCTGCAATGGACTTCTATTTATCTGCTCTAATTCTTCAATCACTTGCTTCCTATACTTATCCTCTTGAATAAATATTTTAGAGTCTTTAACTGCTTCTGCAAAGTACCAGTAACATTGGGTCTTTAAATTTCTAAAGTTCTCCGTTTTACCGTGCATCTTTATTGGCTTCCCATTATTGTTAAATGGAGTTGCTCCTACTAAATTTCCTAACTTTGTTGATGCCCTTGTAAATGTCTGCAATCCATCAGCATCATATATCACATTTTTAAGTGGCACTCTATTCTCTATGCGTAACTCATTTATCTTCTTACTTACCATCGTATCGTCAATCTTATCAATGGCAATTATTTTCAATGCTACAAATCCTGCCCAAACAACAATAACAAACTTATCCGAACCTGTGTAAGCAATATCACAAGTCATATACCTATCTTGAGTAGGCTTTATAAATTCATTTGTGTACAATCCAAGAATATCTGAATACTCAAACATCGCATAAGGATTATCATCAAACTCCCAATTACCATACACAAGCCTTTGAACCTCGTTATGGCTTAATATTTTCATTAAGTTAGGAACGTAATCAACTGGCAATGTCTTATTATCTGTTGGCAATGCTTGAATGAACTTCATATGATTTGGAATAGTTCTATCAATTGTCGCCTTATAATAATCCTTGTACAAGTAATTCTTGCTGGGGTTACACGTTTGTAGCAACTTTGGCGACAGGTCATATTCCTTATTCTTCCAACGCCCTATACTCGCTTGTAAGTTATTCTTACACTCAATGTCAAACTCCCCAGCTTCTTCTATCCATCCACGAGTATTCTGCATACCTCCAAATCGCATATAGTTTGGGTCGCTTGGCAAATACTTCGCATCAATCAAAAATATCTTAGATTTATTATGAAACTTAAAATAGTTATCTTGACCATTGAAGCTATAATAATCTTCCGTTATTCCCCATCCACTCAAAACCTCTTGAATTGAAGGAATAGTAAACTTACGTAAATCTGCTAATGTTTTTCTCGCTATAAAATAATGCGTTTCAGGGTACATTAGTGCATCTGCACATATCAAAGAACAACCTATGAAAGTCTTTCCGCTTCCCTTGGAGCCTCCATACACAATATCAATGGTAGTTTTATCAGTCCAAGCCTTTATGGCTTCTAATTGCTTTAAATTACCTCTAACATTTAATGATAGGCTTTTATTCTGCAACTTCTTCTTCCTCTTGGTTAA